CATCTGGAGGAAAAGCACCAGGACCTCAACCACTTAAAGATTGTATTCACAATATTACAAAAGTACTTGACGCTAAAAATGATGGAGATAAACTTTCACCAATTGAAGCTCACGATATTACCTGTCATATTGCAGACGCAGTACTTGCTGGTGGTATTCGTAGAGCGGCACTTATCTCTTTATTTTCGGCAGATGATGATGAAATGATTTCTTGTAAGTCAGGAAGTTGGTGGGAATCAAATCCACAGAGAGGTAGAGCAAATAATTCGGCAGTTCTTCTTCGTCATAAAGTGACTCAAGAATACTTTATGGATCTTTGGAAAAGAATTGAACTTTCCGGAGCCGGAGAACCTGGAATTTATCTATCTAATGATAAAGATTGGGGAACTAATCCTTGTTGTGAGATTGCACTTCGTCCTTATCAATTCTGTAACTTGTGTGAAGTTAATGCTTCAGACATTGAATCTCAAGAAGATTTTGAAAAAAGAGTTAAGGGTGCTGCATTTATTGGAACACTACAAGCTGGTTATACTGATTTCCATTACTTGAGAGATGTTTGGAAAAGAACAACAGAAAAAGATGCTCTTATTGGTGTTGGAATGACTGGAATTGGATCGGGAGTTGTACTTGGTTATGATATGAAAGCTGCAGCAGAAGCTGTTAAACAAGAGAACGAAAGAGTTGCCGGTCTTATTGGGATCAATAAAGCCGCAAGAACAACAACCGTTAAACCATCCGGAACATCATCTTTGGTTTTAGGAACCTCATCTGGAATCCACGCTTGGCATAATGACTTTTACCTAAGAAGAATCCGAGTAGGAAAGAACGAAGCTATCTACACATACCTTTCTATCTACCACCCAGAACTTGTTGAAGATGAATTTTTCCGTCCACACGATACAGCAGTAATTACAATCCCACAAAAGGCACCAGAGGGATCTATCTTGAGATACGAATCAGTATTCCAAATGCTCGATAGAGTAAAGAAAGTATCACAAGAATGGGTTAGATCAGGACATAGAACGGGTCAAAATACCCACAACGTATCCGCAACAGTTTCAATTAAAGAAGATGAATGGGAATTGGTTGGTGATTGGATGTGGAAAAACAGAAAATACTACAATGGCCTATCTGTTTTACCTTATAATGGAGGAACTTATACTCAGGCACCATTCGAGGATTGTACTAAAGAAGACTTTGAAAGATTGGTTGCAACATTAAAAGATGTTGATCTTACAAAAGTTATTGAATTACAAGATAATACCGACCTTCGTGGTGAGGCAGCTTGTGCTGGAGGAGCTTGTGAAATTGTATAAGTTATGACAGTTAGTGCATCAAAAGATTGGGTACAACAATTATATGTTCAGGAGATTACAAAAAAATCTCCTGAACCTAATTTTTATAAAGACAAATTTGGAAACCTTGTGATGACCGAATCTTATCATATAAAAAGAGGAAAATGTTGTGGGTCCGGATGTTTACACTGTCCTTACGAACCAATCCACCAAAAAGGAAATACAAACCTAAAAGAGTCCTTATGAAAGTAAGGATTTTTTTATTTATATAAAAAATTACATCTTTATATTTATTAGTATGGCAAATGGTGTAACATATGGTATTTATTTCCCTTTCCAGGATTCTATGGAAGGTAGGTATTTAATGCCAACACAAACAACTAATGATGAAATTAGATCTAATTTAATTCATCTTTTACTTACAAGAAAAGGGACCAGATATTTTTTACCAGATTTTGGAACAAGATTATATGAATATATCTTTGAACCTCTTGATGGACCAACATTTAGTGATATTGAATCTGAAATTAGAGATAGTGTTGGACAATATTTACCCGGAATTAAAATTACAAATATAGATATAAAACCTGCAACATCTGATTATTCAGACCCAGGAGCAACATATATAAGCCAAAATGGTACAAGAGAATATAAAATACCAGGACTAGCGGAAAAAGAATATACAGCAAGAGTCAAGATTGATTATAAGATTACTAATTCAGCACTTGAATCCAGTGATTTTGTTATTTTAAATATTTAATAAGAAGATATGGCAGATAAAAAAATATCCTATACGGTAAGGGATTTCCAAGGGGTAAGAACCGAACTTATAAATTTTACAAGACAATACTATCCAGATCTTGTACAAAATTTTAATGATGCCGGTATTTTTTCGGTACTTTTAGATCTAAACGCAGCTGTAACAGACAACCTACAGTTTCACATAGATAGAAGTATTCAAGAAACTGTACTACAATACGCACAACAAAGATCTTCAATATATAATATAGCCAGAACATACGGACTTAAAATTCCTGGGCAAAGACCATCAGTTACACTTGTTGATTTTTCAATTACTGTTCCAGCTTTTGGTGATAAAGAAGATTTGAGATATTGTGGAATTTTAAGAAGAGGAGCCCAGGTTAATGGTGGCGGACAACCATTTGAAACTGTTTATGATATTGATTTTGCATCAGCTATTAATGCTGAAGGATTTCCAAATAGATTAAAGACACCGAACTTTGATTCAACCGGAAGATTAATTAACTACACAATTACAAAAAGAGAAGTTGTTGTAAATGGTACTACAAAGGTTTTTAAACGAATAATTACCGCAAACGATGTTAGACCATTTTTTGAATTATTTTTACCGGAAAAAAATGTTTTAGGTGTTACAAGTGTTCTAATCAAAGAAGGTACACAATATACGACAATACCACAACCACAAGAGTTTTTAGGTCTTGATAATAGATGGTATGAAGTACAAGCATTAATGGAAGATAGAGTCTTTATTGAGGACCCAACAAAAGTATCTGACAATCCAGGAATTAAAGTTGGGAAATATATTTATACAAGTAATAAGTTTATATCAGAATTTACACCAGAGGGATTCTTCAAAATGACATTTGGTGGTGGTAATACATCTGCTGAAGATCAATTAAGAGAATTTACAAGAGATGGTGTTGGATTTAACTTGTCAAAGTACTCAAATAATTTAGCCCTTGGTAGTACTCTTAAACCAAATACAACTATGTTTATTCAGTACAGAGTTGGTGGTGGTCAATCTAGCAATTTAGGTATTAATGTTATAAATCAAATTGGTGTTGTTTCATTTGCTGTTAATGGACCATCTGAAAGTGCAAATAGATCTGTAATTAATTCATTAAGATGTAACAACTTAACTGCGGCAATTGGTGGCGCCAATGCACCAACTTCAGAAGAAGTAAGACAGATGGTTTCATTTAATTTTGCAGCCCAGAATAGAGCTGTTACAATTAATGACTATGAATCAATAATTAGAACTATGCCATCCCAGTTTGGAGCACCAGCAAAAGTAACAATAACTGAAGAAAATAATAAAATAAAAATTAAATTACTTTCTTACGATAGTGATGGAAAATTAACGGAAATAAATTCCAACACACTAAAACAAAATATTGCAAACTACCTATCAAATTATAGAATGATTAACGACTATATATCTGTTGAGAGTGCAAATGTAATTGATTTAGGAATTACAGTTGATGTTGTATTAGATGCTAGTCAAAATCAAGGATCTCTCGTTACAAAAATAATTGATATTGTAACACAATATTTTGCACCAGGAAATAGACAAATGGGAGAAAACGTATATGTTTCAGATATTAGAAGACAGATTCAAGCGTTAGATGGTGTAATTAGTATTTCTGATATGTTATTTTTTAACAAAATTGGAGGACAATACTCTTCATCTCAAACATCTCAAAGATATATTGATGAAAACACAAAACAAATCGAATTAATTGCCGACACAATCTTTGCTGAACCAACACAAACGTACCAAGTAAGGTTCCCAAATAAGGATATTAATGTAAGAGTTCTTAATTTTAAGGGTATTAACTTTTCTTGATAATTTATTTTTTTGAAATAAAGATTATTTTTTGAAAATAGGAAATAAACTATTTATCAAAAAAGAAAAATTTAATGCCTAAATCTTATAGAATAAGAACCAAAGTAGGAATTGACAAAGCAATCAAAGTCAATTTACAACAAGACTTTGAAAGTATCAATATCCTTTCACTTAAAATTTTACAAAGTGACATCTATAACAGACAGTGTTCTGACTATGGTGTTATTGTAGGTAGAGTTTTTGTAAACGGTGGGTTTGGTTTACCAAATGCAAGAGTATCAATATTCATTCCTTTAAGTGACGAAGACGCTGACAATCCAGTAATTACTGATTTATACCCATACACAAGTATTTCGGACGTTTCAGAAGATGGATATAGATACAATCTATTACCAAAAGATCCGGCATATGATGGACACGTTGCAACTGGTACATTTCCTAATAGACAAGAAGTTTTACTTGATCAGTCATATATTGAAGTTTATGACAAATATTATAAGTACACAACAAGAACAAATGAGAGTGGTGATTATATGATTTTTGGGGTTCCACTTGGAACTCAAACTGTTTTTATGGATTGTGATTTATCAGATATAGGGTGTTTTTCATTAGCACCACAAGATTTGATACAATCCGGAATGGCAACAGAAGCTCAAGTTGATGGAAATAAATTTAAGTCATCATCTAATCTGGCCGAACTTCCTCAAATAAAAACACTCAATAAAATTGTAGAAATACCACCACTTTGGGGTGAACCTGAAGTATGTCAATTAGGTATTACAAGAGTTGACTTTGATTTGACTTCTGAAGCAAATGTTAAGATTGAACCAAAGTCTGTTTTTATGGGATCAATTATCTCAAATAATAATGATGACTTTTTAAAAATTAGTTGTAAACCAAAAAATGACACTGGAAACCTTTGTGAATTAATTGCGGCTCAAGGACAAATATTAGCAATTAGACAAACAATTAATAACGATGATTTAGGTCAACCAATTCTTGAACAATATCAATTAGAACAAGATGGAAAAGTAATTGACGGTGACGGCGCATATTTGGTGAATCTACCTATGAACCTTGATTATGTTTACACAAATGAATTTGGTGAACAAGCAATATCGACAGATCCCGCAATTGGGATCCCAACAAAAGCAAAATATAGGTTCAAATTTAAATGGAATAATGAATCCGGATTACAAAATGAAATTCAACGAGCAAATTTCTTTGTTCCAAATATTAAAGAATATGGTTGGAGTAATGGATCTGGTTATTCTGATGACCCACTAAAAAATCCAGGTCAAATATTTACGTATAGCTTTACAATACCTGCTGGTAACCCATCAACAGGACCACAAACTATAAACCAAGATGGTGGATTTGCACTACAAGGTGTAACAAATGTCAGTAATTTTTCCGTTTTGATTGATGGACTACCTTATTACGGTGATATAAGTGTTATTCCGATTACTGCAGGACAAACAATTGAAATTATACCAAGTTTTATCGACCCAA